GCCTTGCATTTTGGTCACTAATCCAGAAGCTATAATACCGCCAATTCCTGGCGCGATAATGTTACCTATAATAGGGGCGGCAATAGGAAGAACTTTCTTAAATACTTTCTTAACAGCCCTAAAGATTTTCTTGAAGAAAAACTCCGGCTGTCCTGTTACTGGGTTAATAGAGTTAAGAGCATCACCAACTACGTAGCGATTAGGCTCCTCAATACCCATTGATTTCATTTGATTAAATAACTGGTTTTTAAGATCTGGGTTAGCATCTAGGATTTCTTTAGGAACAAAGGTCTCTCCTTCTGCGGCGTGAACCATGTAGTTATCGCCATAACGACCTAGCGTGGCTAATCCACTTGCTAGAGCTTGGGCGGAAGGTTCGCCTTTAAGTTTTATGTTTGACTGAATCATCGAGACACCTCTAATATGCTACCGAACACCATTATTTTTGACGCAGTATCACAATTTAAAATTAACAGATCGCCAGCTTCTAACGCAAACGGGCCTTCAAGAAGAACAGAAGTAGCTAAAGTAGTAATAGTTTCTTTTCTTAATATAACCGTAGCAGACCCAGAAGTATCCGTTATCTTAGTGAATACCACTATAGAGCCGCTATGGCTATTGTACAAATTAATGTCTTTAATAATTGCTTCTGTGGCGTCAGGACAGGTATAAATTGTGACATCTCCTGTGGAACCAACTGTAGTTACTATATTTTTATATACTGAAGCCATTAGCTAAAAAACCAACTTAGAGATCTACTACCGTCTTTTCCCTCTACTTCAACAGGGAAATCCTTTTTAGTAAGCGCCATTTCTATATCCCTAAGTATCCTTTGGTAAGTAGCGGATTCGTATTCTACAGGAGCATCAGGAAAGCTATGATCTAAAAGACTGCCCATTACCTTCTCCCATCTGGTCGTAAATCAAGACGTAAATCACCTAATGTCCAAGATATATCGGGTATAGAACTTTGTACTCGTATAGTAGCCTGTCTTGATCTAGCCCTTAGAAAAGATTGTTGCGTAGTTGAGGTGACAACATTCGTTGAGTTTGTTGTTAAAGAATCCCCAGGATAGTTCCTTGTTTTTATTATATAATCAACGGAAGCTGAAGAACCAGTACTGGTATCCGTTATATCAATATCAGGAATAAGTTTTTGCATAAACATAAACTGTTCGCCATCACCTAAATCAAAGTCTGCGGACTCTATAAAAGAAGTCATAGCCGTACCATCGTTGTCTTCTCCTTTCTCATGAACATAAACGAAGTTTGTATCGCCACTTTGACCACAAGCTCTTGGGTTATCGTGAATGCCGTAGTCTACCCAAGCTGTTCTAGATAAAGTTCCTATGTCCCAAGTTCCTTCAGTGTAGTTAAACTTAACGTATCTATCTATTTCTGTAGATTGACCAGAGCAATAAAACCAAAAAACTTCGCTGAACATACGATTTGAAGCAGCAAAAAACTTAAAGCTCTGCTCGAGGTTTATATCGTCAAATACATATCTTAAAACAGTACATGGAACAATTTGAACACTTCCGGCATAAGCGTAGAAGTTCTCTCTGTCCATCCAAAACACTTTATCGCCAATGGTCACTGAAACGTTGGGGCCTAAAATAGAAACGTTACCTGCGACTAGACTAAACGAAAACACTATGTCCCCACCAACAAACCTCATTGCGTGTAGATTAGAATCAGTCCAAATTAGTATTTCTTGGCGTGTTCTTTGGGCTGATATAATTTCTGAGCCTGATGAAATCCTTTGAGCACCTGCGCTGTTATCAACTTTTGGCGTCCATACAAGAGGGTTTTCTTGAGTAGACCACCTAACTTGCAAAAGATCTTGATCGTCTTCACCTCTAGGATTACAAGCAAAGCATACTACGTGACGATCCGCGCCAGATATCATGATTCTTCGCGTTATAGTTGGTGCATCTTCCGCCCCTGTTTGCTCCTTAAAAGTTGTTGCCCTTGCACCTAGTCCTAACGTCTTATCCCAATAAAAAGGAGCGCCGTCAAAGACAGAAAATACAAGGTCTTCTCCCCAGTTATCCTGTGACCATAAACGTATATTTCCTCCAGAAGCAGCTGATGTTACAGAAGCAGCACCCCATCCTATAAAGTCGTTAGCTTCTTTTACGTTAACACCGCTATCATGCGATACCGCAAAGGTACTTCTAACACCTCTTACAATTCCAGTGTCTAAAGTATTGCTAGATTTTCCCGTGTAAAAAATAAGCTCGTTTTCTATTAAAATAAGCCCTACGAATGTTACTGTAACTCCGCTACTACTTGTTGCTGCTGTTGACCCGTCAGAACCTCTTGTAAGGTCACTTAAAGAATTTCCTGTAAGGTTAGTGTACCTAATAAACTCACTTCCTATTTTAACGGTTCCTTTTGCTGGAAAACCTGAAGAACTAGCTAAAGGAATAGAGGAACTCGAGGCTGTTAAATTTGATGACGTTGTACTTGCCACTGTTTCAAAGTTTGTGGCGCTTGTAAGAACAATAGATGAGGGTGTTGATATAATTCCGGTGGCTAGGGTTGTTTGAGAATAAGAAGTAGATAATCCTCCCCATAAACCAGCCCCCCAACCGTTTCCAGTGATTACGGTTCCTAGACCAGTGTTGATCTGGTAGACTGCAACTACGGAAGATCCACCTCCAGCTTGTCCACCTGAAGAAGAAGAACCTGTAGTTGTCACCGTGTAGCTGTTAGAATCAATAACAGTAAGCTTATGTTCTACGTTAATGACAGCGGCTAGAACCCCGTCTACCGTGGCGGCACCGCTTAAAGTTACAAAGTCACCGTTAACCGCACCGTGGCTAGGCGCTGTTACTGTTAATACTCCTGAACCTGCCGTTCCTGTTTTTAAAGGATTAGATCCAAGGGTAGTGGTTTCTCTAATAGGAGTTATATCGTTATACGACCCCCCTTCTTCTATATAGAATTTAGATTCCGTTCCAAGGCCCATGTATTTAGAGGAATCTAAAGCAGCCCATGTGTGCAACGATCTTCCTATACCTTCTATAGGGCTACTACTTAAACGGGTCCATCCGCCCATCTTTTCAGGTCGGCCTTTACGAAACCGAATTAAATCAGAGTTAAACCAACCGTTTTCGTCACCGTAAGAAGTTGTTTCTCTGTTTACGCCTGGTTTAAAATTTACTTTTATTAAAGGCATGGATCTACTCTTCTAGTTCAGGCCAATCAAATAAGCTACCTTTTTTGTTACCTTTTTCGTCCATTGATAAAAACAAGTTTTTAAACTCTGCCATATTACTTGCTCCCTTAATAGAGTTTTCCATTTCCGTAGCTTTAGTTCTAATAGCGGCTCTATAAGTGGCTGTTTTAATAGGAATATTTGTTCCTGTGTCCGCTTTACGAACCACAACCCAATCTGTTTGAGCTAATAAAGAACCTTGTTGGCTTTTAACTTGTTGAATATAATTAGAACGTATACCTGTTACAGTTCTTCCATCTTTGGTAACATCATCTAAAGGTTTGTCTGTAATATTAGATATTCCACCAAGACCATTGTCTATCCAGTTATGAAACCTTCCATCTGGTTTAACGTCTAAAACAACTTCTTCTATGTTCATAGATTTTTTATAAGCGTCATCCCAAATATTCCAGTTAGGCGGTTGCTGGTTACCATCAGCATCCTTCCATCCTCTTCCTGATTTTATCTCTGTTGTCTTATTATAAAGCCACATTTTCTTCTCCTACTTCTTCATATTAGAAACTATTAGATAAAAAGTAATAGCGCAAAGACTAATAACAAAAATAATACTTCCTAATATCTCTAAAGCTTTATACCATTGTTTTGTTATCTTGCTTTTTTTAATTCTTTCCGCCTTCAATTTTTTATTATGTTCTTCAAGCCTATGTTGTCTTTCTAGTAAAATATCTTCCCAAGTTCCTAAACCAAATCTTTGGTTAACCATACTTCTTACTTTACGAACCTGTTCTTCTGCTAACTTCTCTTCTATTGTCTCTTTAGCTATAGCTCCTATAGATAATCTATCAGCCGTAGACCCTAAAGTTTTTCCTAGAAAACTATCCCACCTACTAGCTAAAGGATGAGATTGTTTTTTTACTTCTTCTTTACCTTTAAATAAATTATCAATGTCATCTGCAATAGAAGATATGTCTTTAGCTGTTCCTATTACACTTCTAATTCCTTTGACTGTGCCGTTTATTAAAGCCAATCCTGCTAGAGTTTCTGCAACCACCATAACATTTATCTATCGTCCTGCTATAATTCTACCATCAACGTCGATGATGGGTGTTCCAATTGCCATGTACATATAAGTATAAGACGAATTAGAATCACCACTTACTCTTTGTTTTATACCTCCTGTTACAATATCCATAGCATTAC